GTAGCTCGTCACGCAGTTATAGCATTAACAGGAACAATTACTGGTAATGCAGTAGTTACAGTTCCAGCTAATGAAAAAGTTTGGATTATAGATAACCAAAGTTCAGGTGCATATACTGTTACAGTAAAAGTATCTGGCCAAACTGGAGTTACTTGGGGAACATCTGATAAAGGAACAAAAATTTTATATGCTAACGGTACAGATGTTGTAGATACAAACATAGGTGGCGGAGTTGGAGCACAAGATTTAAATGGAGAAGAATTTATTTTAGATGCTGATGCTGATACGAGTATTACAGCAGATACAGATGATCAAATAGATATTAAAATTGCAGGAGCTGATGATTTTCAATTTACTGCAAATACTTTTACCGCGCAAGCAGGTAGCACAATTGCTGCACAAGCATTAACTGCTACTACAGTTACAGCAAGTGGTATTGTAAAGACAGATGATACTACTGAAGCAACTTCTACAACTGATGGTTCATTACAAACTGATGGTGGATTATCTGTAGCAAAAGATGCTGTTATTGGTGATGATCTTAAATTATTAAGTGACTCTGCAGTATTAAGTTTTGGTGCAGATTCAGATACAACTTTAACTCACACAGACGGTACAGGATTAACTTTAAATTCAACTAACAAATTATTATTTGGTGATACAGGAACTTATATACATCAATCAGCAGATGGTGTTTTAGATTTAGTATCAGACACCGAAATAGAAATTAATGCAACAACAATTGATATTAATGGTGCTGTTGCAATGGATGGTGCTATTACTGGTGCTACTAATATTACTTTATCAGGTGAGTTAGATGCAGCTACTTTAGATATATCAGGTGATGCAGATATAGATGGTACATTAGAAACAGACGCATTATCAATAAATGGCACAACAATAACTACGACAGCAGCAGAAATTAATTTAATAGATGGTGGTACTGCACGAGGTACTACAGCAGTTGCAGATGGAGACGGTTTACTTGTAAATGATGCTGGCACAATGAGAATGACCAATGTCACTACATTAAAAACATATTTTCAAACTGGTGTTACTGCTGCTGCTATAGCGGCAGACGACATTTCAACAGGTGATGGAGCTGTAACAATTGCAACATCTTCAGGTAATATTACAATTGATGCTACAGCAAATGATTCAGATATTATATTTAAAGGGACTGATAATAGTTCTGATATTACTATGCTTACACTTGATGGTAGTGAAGCAGGAGCGGCTACATTTAATAATAAAGTTATAGCAACTGAATTAGATATTTCTGGAGACACAGATATTGATGGAACAGCAAATTTAGATAATACAGACATTGATGGTACTTTAGCTGTTGATGGCACAACTATTTCATTAGACGCAACAACTTCATTAAACATTGATAATTCTAATACATCAAATGGCATTACAATAGGTACTGCAACTTCAGGTGTGCCTATTTCAATTGGCCATACAACTTCTGAAGTAACTGTTAATGATAATTTAACAATTACAGGGGATCTTACAGTAAACGGAACAACCACAACAGTTAATAGTACGACAGTTACAGTAGATGATCCTATTTTTACTTTAGGTGGAGATACTGCACCAGGCTCTGATGATAATAAAGATAGAGGTATAGAATTTAGATATCATGATGGTTCTTCTGCTCGTATAGGTTTTTTTGGTTTTGATGACAGTGCAACAGCGTTTACATTTTTAACTGCTGCTAGTAACTCATCAGAAGTATTTAGTGGAACAGTTGGTAACATAGTTGTTGGTACTGTTTCTGCTACTTCAGTAGATGCTGATGGTGGAGTTACTGTTGACAATATTACAATTGATGGCACAGAAATAGATTTATCTTCTGGAGATTTAACAATTGATGTTGCAGGAGATTTAATACTAGAAGCAGGAGCAGATGTCAATGTTCCAGCAAATATAGGTGTAACTTTTGGTGATGATGGTGAAAAAATTGAAGGTGATGGAACAGATTTAACAATAGCATCTAGTGCTAAAATTAATTTAACAGCGACATCAGATATACATGTTCCAAATAATGTTGGAATAGTATTTGGTGGAGATTCAGAAAAAATTGAAGGTGATGGAACTGATTTAACAATATCAGCAAATAATTTAACAGTAGATGCTGCGGCAGACATTATATTAGATGCTGCTGGTAACAATGTAACATTTAAATCTGGTGGAACTTCAATTCTTGATATCAGCAATAGTTCAAGTGATGCAGTAATTACTGCAAGTGTTCAAGACAAAGATATTGTATTTAAAGGTGATGATAATGGAAGTGCTATTACAGCGTTAACTTTAGATATGTCTGAAGCAGGTGCAGCAACATTTAATTCAACAGTTACATCTGGAGCAGGATTAGTTATAGCTGACGCTGGTAACATAGGTTCAGCTTCTGATACAGATGCAATAGCAATTGCTTCAAATGGGGTTGTAACATTTAGTCAAGCACCTGTATTTCCAGATGGAAGTATAGCTATAGCAGACTTAGATATAGACGGAGCAACAGATATAGGAGAAGCTATCGTAGATGCTGATTTATTTATTGTAGACAATGGAGCAGGTGGAACTAATAGAAAAGTAGCTGCTTCAAGGCTAATAACATATGTAGATGCCAATGCTAATTTTGCTTCAACAGGAAAAGCTATTGCAATGGCTATCGTATTCGGGTAAAAGGAGATAATATGGCAACACCAAATATAGTAAACGTAGCAACAATTAACGCAGTTAATTCAACTGCCTTATTGGATGGTACATCAAGAACAACTGCAATAGACGTTGCAGCTGAGAAAGTAGCAAAAGTAAATACAATACTTGTTGCAAACGTAGATGGCACAAATGCTGCTGATATAACAATTGAAGTTAGTGTGGATAATGGTTCTAACTATGTTAAAATTGCAAATACAATTTCTGTACCAGCAGATGCAACTTTAAGTTTTTTAGAAAACCCAATTTATTTAGACGAAACAGATTTGTTAGCTTTTACAGCTAGTGCTGCAAATGATTTAACTTATTTCGTATCTTATGAGTTGTTGAACGATTAGGAGGTTTAATTTATGGCTGGAAATGGCGGTATAATTGGACCTTGTAATGCTGTAAAAGCAGCCAAGTGTGTTTCAGCAAGTCAAACGGTAGTAACATCAACTAGTAATTTTACTTTTACAGATAATGATTATGGTCAATGTAGACCAGCTCAAGTATTAATTGTTGCTGGTGGAGGCGGTGGTGGCTGCGCTGGAAGAAATGGAGCTGGAGGAGCTGGTGGATTAAGAAATTTACCTCTTACAATTCCTGGGGCAGTATCAAAAAATCCAGCCCCAATAGTTATTGGTGGAGGTGGATCTGGACCAGGAAGTTCTTGTGGAGTAGATTCAAGTGCATTTTGTCAATCCGCTACTGGTGGAGGATCACAAGTTGGTGGAACTGCTAGAACAGGTGGATCTGGTGCAGGAGGTTGTCATAACAATGCCTCTGGAGCAGCAGGTAATGAAGGATGTTATTCACCACCAGAAGGAAATGCTGGTGGAAATGGAGTATTTGATCAATGTTATTCTTACGCTGGTGGTGGCGGAGGAGGTTCTGGTGGAGCCGGAGCTAATGGTACAAAAACATCTAACACAGCTGGTACAGCTTGCGGAGGAAATGGTGGACCAGGAACTGATGTTTCTCCAACTTTTCCAGGAGCACCTAATTCAGGAGTATATGCTGGCGGTGGAGGAGGTGGAGTTTTTTCACCATCATCACCTTATGGTACAGTAGGAGCAGCAGGACCTGGTGGTGGAGGTGCTGGAAGTAATGGCCCAGCAACAGGAGCAAATGGAACAGCTAACACTGGCGGAGGTGGCGGTGGTGGAGGTACTTTAGGCGGATCAGGAATTGTAATAATAAAACAAAACGCAGTAAGTTTAAAAGCTATTGCACCTGGTGCGTGGAATATTCACGATCACTTTTCAAATGTTAAATGTTCTACTTGGATAAATAGAACAGTGCCAGTAAACTACATGGTAGTTGCTGGTGGTGGTGGTGGAGCTACAAATGGTGGAGGTGGAGGTGGTGCAGGAGGTTATCGTGCATCAGGTTTTGGACCAAGCCCATTAAGAGGATCAGCACAAAATTTAGGTTTAGGAAGTTATTCAATTACAGTTGGAGCTGGTGGATCAGGAAAAGCAAGTCCAGGAAGTCCTACTAACGCAAAAGGAAGTGATTCAGTATTTGGATGTATAACATCAACTGGTGGTGGTAAAGCAAATGCTGCAACACCTAAAGAATGTGGAGTAGATGGAGGATCGGGTGGTGGAGCAAGTTATAATAATCACCCAATAGGTTTAGGAAATACTCCTCCTACAAGTCCTCCACAAGGAAATGATGGTGGAACTAGTTCTGGTCCAGGATTTCCAGCAGGTGGTGGTGGAGGTGGTGGAGCAACCGCAGTTGGATCTAATGCTCCAGGCTCTACTACTGGAGGAGCAGGTGGAGCAGGCGCACCAAACAATATTTTAAATTTAGCATGTGCTACAACATACGCTGGTGGTGGAGGAGGTGGAGTTACTGCTGGTAGTGGAGGAACAGCTGGATCAGGTGGAGCAGGTGGAGGTGGACCTGGAGGAAATGCAAACACTCCTACCAATGCAGCAACTGCAGGAAGTGCAAACACTGGCGGTGGCGGAGGTGGTGGTGGAGCAACAGTTCCTCCTGGAACAATTGGAGCAGGCGGAGCAGGTGGTTCAGGTATAGTTATAGCAAGTTTAGCAGATTGTGGTAATTCTTATTTAGATACTTCTAGTATTCCAAATGCACCCGTAACTTCTCCCAATGGGACAACATATATTGCAAAATTTACAGCATCTGCAACATTAAACGTAAAAGATATAGCATGTGGTGTAGCATTTGATTACAGAATAGTCGCTGGTGGTGGAGGTGGTGGATCTAACTACGGTGGTGGTGGTGGAGCTGGTGGTCACAGAACATCTTTTCCAGGTGGAACAAAATTAGTTTTAAGTCCAGGACCAAACGCTATCACAGTTGGTGGTGGTGGAGCTGGTGGTACTTCAAATAATGAAGGAAATTGTGGAACAGATTCATCTGTTGGAGCTATATTTACAAATGGTGGTGGAGGTGGTGGATCTACACCGTCACCAGCCGCTAACCTACAAGGTAATCCAGGAGGATCTGGAGGTGGAAATGCTAATGATTCTGCTGCTTATGGTGCACCATCAGGTAATGTTCAACCTACTAGTCCATCACAAGGAAACAATGGTGGGAGAGGTAGACAAAGTGGATGTAATGGTTCTGGTGGTGGTGGAGGTGCTGGAGCTGTTGGAGGAGAAGGTGGATCAGGAAGCCCTATCATAGGAGCAGGTGGAGCTGGAGTTGCAAATAGTATTACAGGATCTCCTGTTACACTCGCTGGAGGTGGTGGAGGTGGTGGCCAATGTAGTCATACAGGAAACTCTGGAGGCTCTGGTGGCGGTGGTGCAGGTGGTGGAGCAACATCTAACTCGCCTAATAATCCTACAGGAACTGGAACAAATGGAACTGTTAACACTGGTGGTGGTGGCGGTGGGGGTTCTTGTGGAACTCAGACTGGAGGTACAGGTGGTTCAGGAATTGTAATATTAAGAATAGCAACAGCGTGTAAACCCGCATGTTTTGCAGCAGCACCTAGCCCTGTTTCTTGTGTTTCTACTACAGGAAGCTGTACAGTGGTTAAATTTACAGGATCAGGAACATTGACTTTATAGTCTTTAAATAATATAAATTAACTTTTAAGGAGAAAACAATATGGCACATTTTGCAGAATTAGAATCAAAAACCGATCCAACAGGTTTTACATCTGATACACATTTAGTTGTAAAAAGAGTAGTAGTGGTTGGAAACGATTGTGTACCTTCAGATGAACATGTTGATGGTGAAACATGGTGTATAAACTTTTTTAAAGGTGGAACATGGAAACAAACTTCTTATAATAATAATTTTAGAAAGCAATATGCAGGTATTGGAATGAGATATGATGCATCTAAAAATAAATTTATAGCACGACAACCTTATAAATCTTGGTCTTTAGATGGTAGTGACGATTGGCAAGCACCTATAACTTACCCATCAACTACATCTGGATCTGGTTTTTTTTACAAAATTTCATGGAATGAAACTAAGTATCAAGCTGATAATAATACAGGTTGGGAAGCCACTAAATCAAACGACACTTCAGATCCAAAAACAGTTTACAATTGGAATGGTTCAGCTTGGGTGTCCGCATAGGAGACTTAAATGGCCAGAACTAACGGCGGATTAATAGGAACAAGTCTTATACCTTCAATATCTGCAGGTGGGGACACTGTTACTTCTTTTACAGCAAACGGTAACGTAACATTAGAATCAGGAACTAGACTTGTTGACTACATAGTAGTTGCTGGTGGTGGTGGCGGTGGCGGCGGTTATGGTGGCGGCGGTGGCGCAGGAGGTTTTAGAAGTGGATCAAGTGTCTCTGTTTCTGGAAGCATTACTCTTACTGCTGTCGTAGGCGGTGGTGGTGCAGCATCTTCAGGTAGTTATCACGCTGGTGGTGCAGGTGGTACAGGTACAAATAGTAGTTTAACAGGTGCACCAACTATATGCTCTTTCACTAGTAATGGTGGAGGAGGTGGTGGAACATGGAATGATGCAGCCGATGGAGTTAATGGTGGATCAGGTGGAGGTTCTTCTTTAGCTGGTAATTGTGGAGGTTCAGGTAATACTCCTCCTGTAAGTCCTTCTCAAGGAAATCCAGGTGGAGATAGTCAACCTGACGCTGGTGGAGGTGCGGATAATACAGGCGGCGGTGGCGGTGCTAGTGCTGCTGGTGCTGATGGTTGTGGGCCTAATGGTATAGGAGGTGTTGGTGGAGCTGGAGCTCCTTCAACAATAACAGGTTCAGATGTAACTTACGCTGGTGGTGGAGGAGGAATGGGTAACTCTGGAAATAGACCTGGCGGTGCTGGTGGAGGTGGTGCTAGTGCTAAATGTGGAGCTGGTACAAATGGAACTGCCAACACAGGCGGTGGCGGAGGTGGATCAGGCGTTGGTCATTCTGGTGGAGCCACAGGTGGATCAGGAATTGTTATTGTAAAACAATTAAACAAAGCTCCTGGAATGTGGAATTTAAAAACACATTATAAACAAAAAAGAGCAAACCTCTGGACTTTTTAGTATAAATAAGTATATTATTTTTATTGTGGTAAAAGAAAGAATATGCAATTAACAAATTATTATTGGTTTTTTAAATCAGCAATACCTTCACGTATATGTGATGATATTGTTCGTTATGGAAAACAATTACAGGATCAAATGGCAGTGACGGGTGGTTTTGGTAATCAAAAATTAAATCAAAAACAAGTTAAAGATTTAAAAAAGAAAAGAAATTCTGACATTGTTTGGATGAATGATCGTTGGATTTATAAAGAAATACAACCTTATGTGCACCAAGCAAATGCAAATGCTGGATGGAATTTTCAATGGGATTATTCTGAAAATTGTCAATTTACAAAATATACTAAAGGTCAATTTTATGATTGGCATTGTGATGGTTGGGATCAACCTTATATGCGAGAAGGTAATGATCCATCAAACGGTAAAATAAGGAAACTATCTGTTACAGTTACTTTATCAGATCCAAAAGATTATAAAGGTGGTGAATTAGAATTTGATTTTAGAAATCAAGATCCTGATAAAAAACCCAACATTAGAAAGTGTACAGAAATATTACCTAAAGGATCTTTAGTAGTATTTCCTGGTTTTGTTTGGCATAGAGTATGTCCAGTTAAAAAAGGAACAAGACATAGTTTAGTAATATGGAATTTAGGATGGCCTTATAAATGAATTTTCCAAAAAAATTAAATTTAGAACAATATTTTTCATCTCCCATATGGTGGGCGGATGAACCTAAGTTTGTTAAAAAGTTAAATAAAGCATCTGATAAATATATAAAAGAAGCACAAAAAAGATTAAAACCAGATATATATAAACGTAATAAAAAATTTGGTAATAAAGGAGATATGGGTCACGTTTTTCATTCAACATCTTTAATTAATGATCCTAAATTTAAAGAATTACAAACCTATGTAGGTGCAACATCTAACAATTTATTAATTGAAATGGGTTTTGATTTAACTAATTACACTGTATTTATTACAGAAATGTGGGTACAAGAATTTGCAAAACAAGGTGGGGGACACCACACATTACACACTCATTGGAATGGTCACATGTCTGGTTTTTATTTTTTAAAAGCTAGTGAAAAAACATCTATGCCATTATTTGAAGATCCAAGACCAGGTAATGTTATGAACCTTTTACCAGAAAAAGATAAAACAAAAATTACTTATGCCACATCTCAAATAAATTATAAAGTACAACCAGGTAGATTAATGTTTTTTCCATCTTACATGCCACATCAATATATGGTAGATATAGGATATGAACCATTTAGATTTATACATTGGAATTGTCAAGCTATACCGAATGGTGTTTTAAATGCAAAATAAAGATATGAAAAAAGCAGTTATTAAAACTTTATTAGAGTCTTCTCCATTAAAAACCAAACCAAATTTTATAGATAATTTTATAAAATCTAAAATGCAACTGAAAGGAAAAAATGTTATTAAAAGAATTGGCGTTCCAAAAAAATAAAAATTTTATAGGAATATATGATGACGTAGTTTCTGTAGATTATTGTAAAAAAGTTATTGAACATTTTGAAAATGTAGAAACAGTTCATCGACTAGAAGATGAATATAGTTCCTCTTTAAAACGAGACAATAAAATATATTTTATTAACAATTGGAATAAAGACAACTCTATAATTATATCTGCTAATGGAATAATTTTAAAAAGTTTTGTAGAGGCTCTTTCAAAAACTTTAGAAAAATACAAAAAAGAATATCCAGTATTAATAGACGGTGTTGGTAGATATGATATTAATAATGATATAAAAATACAGAGAACTTTACCTGGCGAAGGTTATCATGTGTGGCATTGTGAAAATAGTAATTTAAAAGATTCACGAAGAATGATTTTAGTTTTTATGTATTTAAACGATTGTGAAGAAGGTGGAGAAACAGAATTTTTATACCAACATGAAAGAGTAAAACCAAAAACAGGTAGAATGGTTTTAGCCCCTGCTTCTTGGACTCATTTTCATAGAGGTAATCCTCCTTTAAAAGATGCTAAATATATGATTAACGGATGGTTAGAGTATTACGAATGAGTTTTAAAAAAAATAAATACAGTGTATTAAAAAATGTTATATCAAAAGAAATGGCAGATTTTTGTTTTGCTTATTTTTTAAACAAAAGAAAAGTTGCTAGATTTTTATTTGATCAAAGGTATATATCTCCTTTTACAGAATACTGGGGAGTATGGAATGATGAGCAAGTTCCAAATACCTACTCTCATTACTCAGATGTAGTTATGGAAACTTTACTACAAAAAGTAAAACCTGTTATGGAAAAACATACAGGATTAAAACTATCTCCTACATATTCTTACGCTAGAATATATAAAAAAGGAGACATATTAGCTAGACACAAGGATAGATATTCTTGTGAAATATCTACTACATTAAATTTAGGTGGTGACCCATGGCCGATTTATTTAGATCCTACAGGTAAAAAAGGTCAGGCTGGGGTTAAAGTTGTACTACAGCCAGGGGACATGCTTATATATTCTGGTTGCGAGTTAGAACATTGGCGAGAAGAATTTAAAGGTAAAGATTGCGCGCAAGTATTTCTACATTATAACAAAGCTAACTCTAAAACAGCTAAGGAAAATGAGTTTGATAAAAGACCATTTTTAGGCTTGCCTGCATGGTATAAAGGCTTTAAATTACCTAAATAATATAGTAGAATAATATTCTGGCGGGAGATTCCACCACACCATCTCCTGCCTGAATATTATAGGTTTTTTTATGTTACAAAAAGTAAAATTTGCACCAGGATTTAATAAACAAGTCACATCAACGGGCGGCGAGAGCCAATGGGTTAATGGCGATAATGTTAGATTTAGATATGGTTCTCCTGAAAAAATAGGTGGTTGGGCACAGTTAGGATCAGTTGACATTACAGGTCGAAACACTGCTATTCACCATTTTGTAAATACATCAGGAATTAAATATGCTGTGCTTGGTACAAATAGAATTTTATACGCTTATTCGGGCGGTATATTTTATGATATTCATCCTATTAAAGCAACAACAACTTTAACAAGTGCATTTTCTACAACTAATGGTTCAGCAGTTGTAACTTTAACTTTTTCATCAGCTCATAATATAAATAAATTTGATATTATATTATTAGATAATTTTAGTTCTGCAACTAACTCTAATTTTGCAGCAAGTAATTTTAATGATAATAAATTTATGGTAACGACTGTACCATCAACTACAACGTTAACCATTAATGTTGGCTCAAACGAATCAGGATCAGGTGCCTCAACATCTGGTGGTATTCGTGTCAAACATTATTATCCGGTCGGACCAGCCGTAGAGGTAGCCTCTACAGGTTGGGGACTTGGTTCATGGGGTGGTTCAAAACAAGGACAGTTTACATCTACTTTATCATCATCAATTAATACATCGGTTACAACATTAAGTATGGCAAGTTCAACATCTTTTCCATCTTCTGGTACAGTTTTAATAGACAATGAATTAATTACTTATACAGGTAATAGCGGAAATACTTTAACAGGTTTAACAAGAGGAGCTTCAGGAACCACTGCTGCCTCACATTCATCTGGTGACACGGTAACTGATGCATCTGAATTTTTTGCATGGAACTCAGCAGCTTCAGGTGACGTTATAACAGCACCTGGTATTTGGTCACTAGATAATTTTGGTAACAAACTTATTGCAACTATAACAGGTGGTGAAAGTTTTGAATGGAATTCAAACCCAACTGCAGCTAATCAAACTAGAGCAACCATTATATCTAATGCCCCAACCGCATCAGAGTTTAGTTTAGTATCTACACCAGATAGACACTTAATATTTTTTGGAACAGAAACAACTATTGGAACAAAATCTACACAAGATCCTATGTTTGTTAGATTCTCGTCACAAGAAGATATTAACACGTACGCGCCTTCAGCAACTAATACTGCAGGTACACAAAGACTTGCAGATGGATCTAAAATTATGGGAGCAATCAGAGGTAGGGATGCAATATATGTTTGGACAGATACAGCTTTATTTACTATGAGATTTGTCGGTCCACCTTTTACTTTTTCATTTCAACAAGTTGGTACTAACTGTGGATTGATAGGACAGAATGCTGCTGTTGAAGTAGACGGTACAGCTTACTGGATGTCAGAAAATGGTTTTTTTAGATATTCTGGTAGACTAGAATCATTACCGTGTTTAGTTGAAGACCACGTTTTTGACGATATTAATACAATTCCAAAGCAACATATTAATGCAGGACTAAATAATTTGTTTGGTGAAGTTATGTGGTTCTATCCAAACTCAGGTTCTGGAGTTGTTAATAGAATGGTTGCTTATAATTACTTAGACTCCACACCGCAAAGACCTGTGTGGACTGTTGGCACATTAGCAAGAACCGCGTGGCAAGATTCTGCTGTATTTGGTAAACCGCATGCAACAGAATATGATGAAGATGGTACAACCGCTACAACAGATGTTAATTATGTTTTTGGTAACAGTGATGGCACATCAACTTACTATGAACATGAAACAGGGCTAAACCAAGTTAAGGAAGGTGCAACAACTGCAATTACAGCATCAATTGAATCTGGAGATTTTGATATTGGTGCACAAGGATTAAGCGGTGATGGAGAGTTTATGATGAAAATAAGAAGAGTTATACCAGATTTTTTAACACAAACAGGTGATGCAAGAATTACGTTAAACTTAAGAGACTTTCCAAACGACACTGCAGCTAGTTCTACATTAGGGCCATTTACAATTGCTAGTGGCACACAAAAAATAGATACAAGAGCAAGAGCTAGATCGATATCATTAAAAATAGATAACACAAGCACGGGTCAATTTTGGAAATTAGGTACATTTAGAATTGATTATCAACCAGATGGGAGAAGATAATGGCTGGTATAAAAGATTTAATAGAAATTTATAGAGGAGAGAATTTAAATTATAATCCTTTTAAAAAAGCAGCAGGAACAGTTGGTAGATTTGTAACAGATAATCTCGAATATGCAAAAGAGGCTGCAGATAAATTTCCTGCTATAATTAAATCAACAAAAGTTCCAAAAGAAATTTTTTTAAAATCAATGGAATTATTTGATAAATCAAATCAACCAACCACAAATGTTACTAGTCAAAGTAGATTAGGTTTACTTGATAGAGCTGACACAAATAAATTAAAAATTGATATATTAAAAACACTAGGAGTAAATATTAAAAACCTCACTCCTTTAGCTATAAAAGGATTAAATATTATGGCTAATTTACCTGCCGCAACATTAGGAATGGTGCTACAATCAACACCTGCAAATGCAGATGAAGCAAATATGCAGTTAGAAGATTTTGCCATGTTGATGAATAAAAAAAAAGAAGGTATAGAAACAATTAATGTAGGAGATATGTAATGGCAAAAATTGTACAATCATTAACACAACCACCAAAAGAATACGATCAACTTTCATTTTTATCTTTAGTTAGAGATTTAAACGGTTTAATAGAAAAATTAAATACAACATTTC